ATAAAATTATTGGTTACAGTAAAGCACCTAAAAATCCAAACAAGTTTCCTGATCCAAAATCTGGCGCAAACGCTATAATGCGTATCGCTGATGCGAAGAAAAAAGGATTTAAGGTCGAGAGCGCAGAACTCAATGAAGATTACTTCATGGTTCAATACTACGATAAGAAAGGTAAAGCTGATACCACTAAGTTCTCTAAGTTCGACAATGAGCAGAAAGCTAAGAAGTATCTTGATCGGGCAAACAAAGTCGAGAAAGAAGGCGAATACAAAATGTTCAAAGTTAAAGGTAAAATGGAGTCAACAGAAATGAATGAATCTAATGAAAACTTCTTTGGCACAGCTAAGAATCACGGCATAAGCGATTCATTATTAGATGCTGTGAATGCGGTTGTTACTGGTCAAGCTGAGACAGTTGAAGTTGAGTCTGAGCCAGTTCAAGAGCCAGAGCAGATTGATGAAGACAACACTAATAATAAGTCTGATGACGGTGAAGGTCTTGATAAAGTTCAACCTAAAGCTGTTAAGAAGAAGTTCAAAGATCGTAAAGACAAAGACATCGACAACGATGGTGATGTTGACAGCTCAGACAAGTTCTTACACAAGAAACGTAAAGCTATCTCTAAAGCTATCGACAAAGACGATTCCGAAGAAAAGAATGTCGATAAAGAAGAAGATAAGAAAGGTGTTAAGTCTGGTAAGAAGGAAAAGGTTGACCTTAAACCTAAACTAGATGAAGCTACCTTCAAGAGCAAGTATGGCTCGCGATGGGAATCTGTAATGGAAGCAACCATCAAGCGTCTGGCTGAGCAACAAGAGCTTAATGAAAAGTTCACATTGCTGAAAGATAAAGATATCGCTCCAGTAGTATTAGCATTAAAGGATAACATCTCTGTAGAGTTGAAAGATCCTAAAAATAACAACTTGCTTGTTACAATGCAGACAACTGATGATGGTGTTCAGGTTAAGTATAAGACAGGTCGCAATACCAAAGTCGGTACTGAGAAAAGTCCTATGCCTGCCATTAAGAGCGCAGTTAAGTTCTTGAAAGCTAAAGAGTTGGCGTTCAGAGAACTATAAAGAATATGGCAGCTATAAAATTGGTGTAGCTGCCACCAAATTGGCTATGAAAAAAGACTAAATAGAAAGTAAAAACAAATATATCTTAGGAGAAATAAGATGAGTTTATGGGGAATGAAAGACAGCAAAACCGTAGCGGGCACATGTGCTGTTACTACTGCTGGAGCTGTAACTGGTGCTGGTGGAGCAGATTTGTCAACCTACAATGTTGGTGACTTCTTGCGTGTTGGTGCTAACGATTATGTATTCACTGCTATTGCTAGTGGGACTGCTGCTACTGTACGTTCGGCAACTGGTTCTACAACTATTCCAGCATCTTCTGCTGCAGCATTTGAAGTATCTGAGAAGCCATTGTCTACTGTTTATTCAGAAAACATTGATGCTGCTTTGATCTACGGTGCTGATGAGACAGAAGTTGGTATTGCTGGTGAAGGCAAGCGAATTGCTCATGCTGGTTGGGTTAAGCGTACAGCTGGTTCTGGCGGTCGTTCTGGTCGAATACACTACGAAACATTAGTAGCTGCTAGTTCTATCTCTGGCGATGCTGCTGACGATAGCCAATTAGCTGACGCATAAGGATCTGACTGATGGCTGATAAGAAAGTTACTGCATTGACTGCTGCAACATCGGTTGCGGCAGAAGATTTGTTTATGGTTGTGGATAATCCATCAGGCACTCCAGTAAGTAAGAGAGTCACTGCACAGAACCTTTTTGGTGCTGTGCCGTCTGACTTAGCTATTGTTGCAGGTAAAAATTTACGCCTAACAAGTTCAACACCAGACACTAATAACCCAACAACAACAACTCCGACTGTTGCTGCTGGTGCTATTTGGTTTGATGCAGACTACATTTATGTTGCGGTAAGCGCAACTGTTATTAAGAGGGCAGCACTGAGCGCATTCTAATTTATGTTTGAAAATTTGACTGATGAGAACTACTTACTATTTGCTATGAAATACTATACGAATCCTAATTGTACGGATTTACTTGAATTTCATGATGACTTAAAACGAATACGATACATAAAAAGATTGTTTCGTAAGTATGAACAGACTGGCGTTTTGAAAGAAAGGCTTATACTGAATCATATGATTGTCATCTATAATATGTTTGAGAGACAAGCTGCAACGAGAATGTTGTTCTTAAAGTTAGATGGGTATCTAGATTATCTGAAACCTTTTCTGATCATGTTAAACTATTGGCCATCTGAAATTGGATTGGTTGATGGTAAGCGTGTTCATGATTCAATGATAGGTTTGGATGAGCATATAGTGAAAACTCTTAGGGAAATATAAATGGCTGGAAAGATCGCAGATCTAATCCTCGCTTATCAGTTTATTAAAAGGCTCACAACACCTTTTGACAAGACTGATGCTTTTAAGCTGGGGATTATCGACAAGGGTGGCAAGAAGATAAAGTCACCCGAGACTACCGAAGAGAATAATGCTTATGGGTATTATGATCGGATGGTCTTCAATCTCAAAAAACTGTTAGAGAAAGTTCCAGGTGGTAAATCTAAGTTTGCTTCATATGCTGCTGCTTTGTTCCTCATCAAAGAAAGCCACACGCAAACTGAATTTACTGAAGAAGAAATGGTACAAGGGCTATACGAAGCAATGGACGATATAGAATCAAACACAACAGATAAGAAAGACTTTAATACGCTATTCGAAGATGCTCCTGCCAATGCTACAGGATCTGCTGTGGCTGGTACTGGTGATGATGAAGTTCATTGGAAGAAGCCAGACGCTCGTAAGAAAGACATGAAAGCGTTTTTAAAACGTTATCTTGAACAGAAAGCGAAGAGAGTTAAGATCAAAGAACGCAAAGACTTCATGAAGAAATTTGGACTATAGCGTATGAAAACAGGCATAGAAATGGCAAAGAATAACACTCCCGCTAAAGCTGGGAAAGACTTCACGAAACTGTTCGAGACTAAAGCTCCAGTTCGTGGCACTCGTCCAACAACAGTATTGGCCAAGACTAGAGAAACGTTAAATAAAGTCAATGAATTAAAATTCACTATCCCAAGTGTTGGTGATATTCCTCGAAACAAGATGCCTCAGATTGAATCTGAAGACTATAAAGCATATATGCTACATATGAAGAAGCTAGGTATAGTTGGGAAGAAGATCAAAGTTAATCCAAATAAACTAAAGGCGATACAATCACAGTTCTCTGATAAAGGTGTTGTTATCTCAATCAAGAAGAATGATGATAAGCCTATCCTCATCAGCAAAGACAGCTATGTCATTGACGGTAATCATCGGTGGTTGGCTGCTATAGCTACACGAAAAGATGCGATTAATGCGATACAATTTAACGCAAGCAAAGATCAAGTATTAAAGGCGACACTCGCATTCCCTAAAGTGGTATTTAAACAGCACGGATAAATTATGATTAAATTATATGCAGCCATTGCATTGATTGCAATACTAGGTGGTGTTGGTTATGCCGCCAAAAGCTATTACAATGATACACAAGCAAGAATACAACAGCTCGCAGAAAACAATGCAACATTGAAAGCTGCAGCTGAAGAGCAACAAGCCACAATAGACACCCTACAAGAAACTGCTGCTGTCCAAGCAGAACTAACTAAAGATTTGATGAAGAATCTTCAGAAAGCTGAAGCATACTCTGATGGTCTGTTAAAAAAGTTCAAGAAACATAACTTGACATTATTAAGTTTGAGAAAACCTGGATTAATTGAAAAGAGAATAAATGATGGAACAACTAAGATATTTGCTGATCTTGAGCTTGATACTGCTAAGTAGCAGTTGTAGCTTAATAAACAGACAACCAGAACCAGAGATTATTACAGTAACAAAAGTTGTCACGCCTGTGATACCCACTGTTGAACGTCCAAAGCAATTAGACATGGCAGACGTTGATTGGTATGTTGTTACTGAAAGGAACATGGATGAGTTTCTTGAGAAGTTTGAGAAGGATAATGGCGACATAGTATTCATGGCGATATCTGTCAGAGGCTATGAGAATATCAGTTTAAACCTTGCTGATCTAAGACGCTATATACTACAGCAAAAAGAAATAATTGTTTATTACGAAGACTCTGTCAAACCAAAAGAAGATAATCAAAAGGAAATAGTAACAGATGAATAAATTTCAATCAGCAGCATTTCTGTCAAAAGTTGCGTACTATGAAGGTGCGATCTTAAAGGAAGTCTGCAAAGATGAGGGGTATAATTCTAAGCTGATTGATAAGAACGGTGCTCAGGTTCTTGTGGCAAAGAACAGTAAAGAGATTTGGTTTGCATTTCGTGGTACTGAGCCAACTCAGATGAATGATGTTGCTGCTGACTTAAAGATATCTAAAAACTCTGCTGTGTCTGGTGGTGTAGTGCATTCAGGATTCCAAGAAGAGTTGGACGAGCTTTGGTCAGCTGTCCTCAAAGAATTAGAAGCAAACAGTAAACTAAAGAATCCAAAGAAAGTATATCTGACTGGACATAGTCTTGGTGCTGCTATGGCTACTATTGCTGCGACCAGAACAGAAGCTGAGTGTTTGTATACATTTGGTTCTCCTCGTGTTGGTGGTAAGGAGTTTGCTAAAAACCTTAATTGTCCACATCACAGGTTTGTCAATAACAATGATATTGTAACTAAAGTTCCATTAAAGATTATGGGCTTTGTGCATTGTGGTGAAGAGAGATACTTCAACGCATATGGTTGTGAACGCAATCCAACATACTGGCAGCGTTGGAAGGACTTCTTCCGTGGTATGTGGGCTGGTTGGAAACAAGGTAAGATATTTGATTCACTCACTGATCATGGCATGGACAACTATGTCATAATCGCTGAGACATTAAAGGTTGACGAATAAAGCGCACTAGGTTATACTTAATTGAATTGTCTTTTTTATAATGTGAGGGTCTAATGACCAAATATAAACACCTAGTGGCGTTGCTGACGACATCAGACTTAGATGGACTAAAAAGATTAGTCTATGCTATAGAGAACGACATAGCACGAGCACCGTCTTTAGAAACAGAATTTGTAATAGTAGTAAATACGTTAAACGATACCTACTACAATGATGTTTTAAATGAGAATTTCCCTTTAAGAGTAGTCAGAACAGAAAGTAATGGCACAGCCGTAAGAGGCAAAAATAGTTGTCATGAACTTCTGCTTGAAAGTGATTGTGATTATTTGACACAGTTTGATGCCGATGACCTCTTTTATCCAACCTTCTTGTTGAGTTTAGCAGAACATCTACGAAGGATGCCTTGTTTAGATGTTTTAGGAATACTTCCTTTAGATGTACTACAAGCAGAAGAATTAGATTGTGGGCACAGATTTAAAGCGAGTGATAGTTTGTGGGCTTCAGTGTGGGGAATATCTCTAACTTCTTTGGGAGAAGTGAGGGGAGTGGGGAGACACAAAGATTTATATGAAGCCTCTGGTGGTTTGTCCTCTCAAGACAAGCATATTCTGTATAGCAGAAAAGCCTGTGAGATTCTGATGGACGAAACAATGTTATTAGCAGAAGATCATTTACAGTCGTTCAAGTATTTGGGAGAACACCAAAAAGGCAATTTGCTTTATACGCAAACACTATCTTCAGATATGTATATACAAGATAGAAGTTTTCCTGATTCAGTTCAGAAAAGAGTCTCTGAATTTGATTATGTCTCTAGGCTTCAAGAAGAAGTGCCTAAATATGTCGAAGAGTGGAGAAGTTCTTTTGGAGAATTGCCTTGTCTATATATTGATTTGATGATGCACCAGTCAGAAAAAGAAATTTGGTTACAAGATTTTTTAAAACGTTTTGGGGAAATGAAAGATGTATTGGTTTATACTTAAATCCATATTAGGTTCGGTTGTTGGAAGTTCTTTCTACAATTGGTTTCAAGGCACAACTATGGGCATTTGGTTCCAGAAACATGTTGATGCTTTTATGCAATATCTCGCTGTCAAGTATGATATTGAATTGGCTAAGAAAGATGCTAAGTTCCGCAAACAATATCCATTAATAGCTGACCGTTTGGACGCTTTAGAAGAAGATTTAGGCGTATTATATTCAATGCAAGCAAAAGAGATTGCAGAGCACATTCGCAAAGATATAAATAGTCGTTCAAACTAAAAATAGAAACTATCTCATGGCAAGAAGACAAACAGCTAAACAAGCAAGCATAGTATTCGACCCAGAAGAAGTTCCACCTAGAATTGGCGTTAACATGGACTTATTCACATTACTAGAAGAGCGTAGAAAAGAAGCTCGGGAACAGACAGACGTTTTGCATAAAAGGATTGGTGACTTGAGAGAAGAGTTACAAAGAGAGCTGGCATCATCACACAAGGAAATCGTGCATGAGATCCGCGAGATGAAAGAAGAGCAACGCGAACACGCTAAAGAGATGTCGGACAGAGTCGGCAAACTTGAGCAGTGGAAGTGGCAAGCCGCTGGAGGATTCACCCTACTAGCATTTGCGATCACAGTAGTCCTACCCTATGTCAGAGATCATATGTAATATAACTTGTCTTTTGTGAGCTTTTGTTGTATAATGGTTTGATGAGTAATTATATTGATTCGAAATACCTACATCTTCTTTCTGCCCAGCTAGACCAGTTCAAGCGGAAGAACGATAACCTATATAACTTCCGATGCCCCTATTGCATGGACTCCCAGACGAATCTGAATAAGGCTCGTGGGTACGTCTTTGTGACCGAAAACTCCTACATCTTCAAGTGTCATAATTGTGGTAAGGGGGCGAGCATCAATAACCTTATCAAACACGTCAATCCTCAACTCCACAAAGAATATACGATGGAGCGTTTTAAGGATGGCGGTCGTAAATCAGCGAACACTACAGTCAAAACAAAGACAGAGTTCCGATTCAAGAAGAAAGCAAACTACCTGAAGACTCCGCTTGGTAAGCTGAAGAAGATATCTCAGTTACCTGAAGGACACAGCGCAAAGCAGTATGTTGTCAACAGGGGTATTCCTTCCAAGTATCATTACAAACTTTTCTATGCTCCTAAATTCTACGAGTTCGTTAATCAATGCGAAGAGGGCAAGATTCCTGACATCAAAAAAGATGAGCCAAGAATCATTATCCCATTCATTGACAAGCAGGATAACCTGATTGGTTTTCAGGGCAGAGCTATTGGTGAGTCTAAGCTGAAGTATGTGACAATCATGCTTGATTCTCAGGCTCCAAAAATATTCGGGCTAGATACTGTGGATCTACGCAAGCCTGTTTATGTTGTCGAAGGTCCAATTGACAGCATGTTTATTGATAACGCAATTGCTATGGCAGGCGCAGATGTGAGCGGGCTTGATTCATTCTCAGCCGAGTTTGTTTTTGTGTATGATAATGAGCCACGCAGTAAAGAAATCATTAAGCGTATCGAAAAAACAATAGATCAAAAACATTCTATTGCGCTGTTCCCTAGTGGAACAAAAGAAAAAGATATAAATGACATGGTGCTTTCTGGGAAGTGTGTCGATGAAATTCAAAGGATTATAAGTAGTAACACCTTCAAGGGATTGTCCGCGAAGGCAAAATTGAGTGAGTGGAGAAAGGTTTAATGGATGTAAAGTTAGTGTCGTATTCGGCAGCAGTAGATGGATTGTTTGGTGATAATGAGAATCCAGACCTATTAGAAATGATTGCTTATTGCGCGAGGGTATCTAATCCTTCCAATCAGCTTAATAGTGAAACATCAGAAAAATTAGTCAAGTATCTAATCAAGCACCAACACTGGTCGCCATTAGAGATGGTCAACGCTTGCCTGATGATAGACACAACAAGAGACATTGCGCATCAAATTGTGCGTCATCGTTCTTTTGCGTTTCAAGAGTTCAGTCAGCGATATGCTAACCCTGAAGAAATGGGTTATCCTTATGTGTTGCGTGATGCAAGATTACAGGATCAAAAGAATCGGCAGAACAGTATTGAAACGGATGATGAGTATTTAAAGCGAGAGTGGTATGCTCGCCAGAAGAAAGTGTTAGGTGCTGCGCAATCAGCATATAACTGGGCAATTGATAACGGCATTGCTAAAGAACAAGCAAGAGCTGTATTGCCAGAAGGGCTTACCAAAACAAGACTATATATGAATGGCACTTTGAGAAGTTGGATACATTATATTCAATTGCGTGCATCAAATGGAACACAACAAGAACACATGGATATTGCTCGCGAGTGCGCATGCGCTATTGCCGAGATATTCCCCATGACCGATTCACTAATAGAAACATAACAAGGTTGTATAATATGTTCGGTTTACCCAGACAACATTTGGGCGTTAAGATTGACCCCAGCAAAGACAAAACGATGACAGAGCAAGCTGTCAAATTATTGAAAGATTATTATTGTAGAGAAGAAGAAACAACACCGCAAGAAGCATTCGCTCGTGCCGCTGTAGCATTCTCGGCAGGAGATAAAAAGTTAGCTCAAAGAATTTACAACGCAGCAAGTGAAGGTTGGTTCATGTTTTCATCACCAATCCTGTCCAACGCTCCTCTCAAAGGAGAGAAGGTAAAATCACTACCCATTTCATGTTTCTTAACATATGTGCCTGATACTCTTGAAGGGTTGATTGATCATAGTGCCGAGTTGCGTTGGTTATCAGTAAAGGGTGGTGGAGTTGGTGGACATTGGTCAGATGTTCGATCTGTTTCAGACGTTGCTCCAGGTCCAATGCCATTTTTACACACTGTAGATAGTGACATGACTGCGTATCGTCAAGGAAAGACCCGCAAAGGCTCATACGCTTCCTATATGGACATCTCTCATCCTGATATCGTAGAGTTCATTAACATGCGTATCCCGACTGGTGATGTGAACCGTAAATGTTTGAACCTACATCATGCTGTGAACTTGACCGATAAGTTTATGCGTGCTGTTGGCGATGATGCTGTGTGGGAACTAAAGGATCCAAATAAAGATGAAGTGCGCGATACTATGCGTGCACGTAAGTTGTGGGAGCTGATCCTTGAGACTCGCTATCGTACTGGTGAGCCATACTTAAACTTCATTGATACTGCTAACAAAGCATTGCCACAGTCACAAAAAGATATGGGTCTTTCTATCAAGGGATCAAACCTTTGTAATGAAATACACCTTGTAACTAATGAAGAGCGCAGTGCTGTATGCTGCCTGTCTTCACTAAACTTGGAGAAATATGATGAGTGGAAAGATTCAACGGTTGTTGCTGATCTTATCCGTTTCTTGGATAACGTCTTGCAGTTCTTTATCGACCACGCAGGAGACGAAATCCACAGAGCAAAGTTCTCTGCTATGCGGGAGCGATCGCTTGGTCTTGGAGCGATGGGATATCATGCATACCTCCAGAAACACAGGATTGAATTTGAATCTGAAGCTGCGGTGTCAGCAAATAGAGAAATCTTCAAGCGCATCAAAGAACAAGCAGAAGTAGAGACAGCAATCCTAGCTGCTGAACGTGGTGAAGCTCCTGATATGGCAGGCACTGGAAAGCGTAATGCACACATGTTAGCTATCGCCCCCAACGCAAACAGTTCATTGATTGGTGGAACATCACCTTCCATTGAGCCATGGAAAGCAAATGCATTTACATCTCGTACACGTGCTGGCTCGCATCTAACTAAGAACAAGTATCTTGAAGAAGAGTTAGAATCTCTTGGTATGAATACCGAAGAAGTTTGGTCATCAATCATCACAAGTGGTGGATCAGTTCAACACTTAGACTTTTTGTCTGACCATATGAAAGCTGTATTCAAAACTGCTATTGAGTTGGATCAAGATGTGATCGTCAAACAAGCGGGTGATCGACAAGAGTACCTGTGCCAAGGACAGTCACTGAATATCTTTTTCCCAGCAGGTGCTACTAAAGATTACCTACATAAAGTACATTATAATGCTTGGCTTTATGGTGCAAAAGGGTTATACTATCTAAGAACAGAAACATCAAACAAGGCTGAAAACGTTGCGTCTAAAGTAGCACGTGACCGATTAGCAGAATTTAGCGATACCACCGCAGACACTCAAGACGAGTGTGTGTCATGTCAAGGTTAGGAGAGAGAATTGGACGTATTAATTTACAGTAAAAGCAATTGCCCATTTTGTGTTAAGGCAAAGTATTGGTTTGAAACACACGGCTATCCTGTTCGTGAGATTAAGTTGGATGATCAAGAACAACGTTTGGCGTTTTACCAGAAACTGCCGAACGCACGATCTGTACCACAGATCTTTATTGATGATAAACACATCGGAACATATGATGATCTTATGAAGATTGCCGACACTTTGGTCAAAAAGGCTGGTGGTCTGCTTGAGTTTTCTGAAACATATAAGCCATTCCATTATCCATGGGCTGTAGATATTACTACACGACATGAGAAAGCGCATTGGATTGAAGACGAGATTGATCTCTCTGAAGATGTAACTGACTGGAAGATGGGTAAGGTTACAGATGTAGAGAAAGATTACATCACTAATGTGTTGCGCCTATTTACTCAGTCAGATGTTGCGGTTGGTCAAAATTACTACGATAACTTTGTTCCTAAATTTAAGAACAATGAAGTGCGTAATATGCTTGGGTCGTTTGCTGCTCGTGAGGGTATTCACCAAAGAGCATATGCTCTACTGAATGAAACACTTGGTCTGCCTGACAGCGAGTATCACGCCTTTCTTGAGTATTCAGAGATGGCTGATAAGATTGACTTTATGACAGAGAATGACGTTTCTACTATGCGTGGTCTAGGATTGTCGCTTGCTAAGTCTGTGTTCAACGAAGGTGTTGCGTTATTCGCATCGTTTGTAATGCTACTAAACTTCCAGCGTTATGGTAAGATGAAAGGTATGGGCAAGGTTGTTGAATGGTCTATTCGAGATGAGTCGATTCATGTTGAGGGTAACTCTAAACTATTCAAAGCATTCTGTGCTGAGCATCCACGTATCGTAGACGAAGATTTTAAGAAAGATATATATGAGATAGCACGACAAGCTGTGAAGCTAGAAGATAAGTTCATTGACCTTGCTTATAAGATGGGCGAAGTTGAAGGGTTAGAGGCTTCAGAAGTAAAACAGTATATCCGCTATATAACAGACAGAAGATTGCTTCAGTTGGGTTTACGAACAAACTTCAAAGTAAAAGAAAATCCATTGCCTTGGTTAGAGTGGGTATTGAATGGAGCAGACCACACAAACTTCTTTGAGAACCGTGTGACAGAATATGAGGTTGCTGGGTTGACTGGTAACTGGGATGAGGCGTATGGAGGAAAGGCATCATAATGGAAACAGATGATACAATTTTAGAAATCGAATGTGATGATTGCGGTGCGCATTATCAGTTAATAAGAATAACTGATGATGATGACATTAATGATCCACCGCAATACTGCCCCTATTGTGGTGGTGAAATGTCAATCTCGAATGTTGATGAAGAAGACGGCAGCTTTGACGAGCTGGACGAGCTAGATTTTGATGACGAATAACTATGTGAATCCTTGGGTATACAAGGGCAGACCATACGACCCATCCGAAGAAGAGTTAAAGGAATGGGTTGGCTTTTGTTATCGCCTGACTGAATTGGAAACTGGTAAGATGTATGTTGGCAAGAAGTTCTTCTGGAAGCCAAAGACTCTGCCAGTAACCAAGACTCGCAAGCGCAGGGTTAAGACTAAAGTTCCGTCTGACTGGAAAGATTATTATGGATCCAGTGAGTCGGTTAAGCTGTTAGTTGAGAATGGCACACCATTCAAACGTGAGATATTACACCTAGCAAGAACAAAGGGTGAGTGTACATACTACGAGGCAAAGGAACAGTTTGGGAAAGATGTTCTTTTGCGGGATGAGTATTATAACGAGTTCATCGGCTGTAAGATACATAGTAAGCATGTGAGTAAGGTGAAAGAAGAGTTCAAGTCTTAAATATATAATGAGGTTATTATGAATAAAGATCCTGTGAAGTTGTTTATTGGTACGTCATCTAATGGTGAAGACGCATTGATTGAGATGGCGTATGAGTACACGCTGAGGAACAATTCCTTTCGTAGTATTGAAATTGTTTGGATGCGTAAAACAGATGATCCTAATTCTTTCTGGCATGGCTTTGCTGATCAGAATTGGTCTACTCCATTCTCAGGATTCCGATGGGCTATCCCCGAATACTGTAACTTTGAAGGACGAGCAATATACACTGATGTTGATATGTTAAACTTCCATGACATTGGTGAGTTGTTTGATATGGATATGGGTGACAATGTAATGCTTGCCCGAGACGGCAAACGGTTTGGC